TCGCGACTCCAAGGCTTTTCGCTTGGCGACTTCTTTACCGATACGTTTATCGATTTTCTTCTGAAGCTCTGGTGTAATATCCTGAGAAGGAACATCAGCTTCACCATCGGATGTTTCCACCTCTTGGTTTGGCTCGGCAGACTCGGCGGAAGCTTCGTCTGGGTTGACTGAGGTATTTGACGCTGATTCCTGCGTCGGAGCAGTCTGTTCAGTCTGTCGTTGAGCTTTAGCGTTTTCAGACTCGATGTTAAGGAGTCGTTGTGCTGCTTGCGCGACACTCAGATTACTCTTTTTCGGTGCATCATTTTTTGCCTCAGTATTAGATACCTCAGCTGGCTGTGAAGAAGCGGATTCGACGTTTTCGTTAGACATGGGATTATAGCCCCCAAGGGCCGATAGACTTCATGGCGGATGCCAAGTATCGGTACAAATGCGTGCGCCAACTATACTGTCAACAATAAATATAACAATTTATTGCACCGATTAAAACCTATTAGGCTCCGCGGTCTTCAGCATCAGTCTCTGCTTGCAGCAATTGCTGCTGAACAAAGTCATCGTACAGCCCAATAATCTGTGAGTACGCTCGGAGTTCTCCCGTAGATGCAAGAGTCATGCGATCATCTTTAACAACTGCATCTGAACACAGATCAATCATGGTGGAATGCTGCATTTCGCGCAGTTCCTCAATGAAATTCTGGAAGTTATCGTTCCCAACCAAACCAAACATGGTATGACGGAGGTTAGCAAACTTCTCAGTAGAACTCTGATGGGAATTGCGACGTTTCTTCATTTGGAGGCTGTAGCTGCGGTGGGATTGGGCATAGTGGCACCTAGGCGACCAATAACAGCGTTCTGCTGTTGCTGCATCTGGAACTCATACTGCTTCTTACGAGTATCCAGACGCTGACGGAAAGGTTCATCTTGGGCATACCGTTGCTGGATATCAGGCTGCTGCAAATACTGCTCCATGACTTGCAGACCGAATTGCGGAGGTGTGCCAGGCTTGATGTTTTTGGGGATGCCGGCAAAGATCTGCGTAAGATCCTGCTGTTCGTCCTCCACCAGCTGTTGTTGAGCCTGTTGAGCAGGGCGAATAATCCGCTCGGCAATGTTAGGATCAATGGTGGAAATGAATGCGGTGCAGAGGGCGGAATAATCAATGATTCCATCACGGTCAAGGGACTGCGCGGCCTGAATAATGGCAGTCCATTTCTCGCTCATCCGTTTAAAGTCGGTGGATTGCACATCCCACGACAGGTAAAAATCAAACTCTTCGTTGATGTCGCCCTTGTTGAACAGTTGTAAGTTGGTGTCCTTAACGCCCATTACGCGGAACATGACTTCATCTTGTCCGTATTGCTTGTAGAGCTTCCAGACCTGACGGAACGTGCGGGACAGACAACTTAGGAATTTATCCACCTCAAACTGATTGTAGATGGGATCAATGGCGGGGTCGCCCTCGCGGGAGGCAAATCCATTGTATTCCTTAAAAGAAGCTTCCAACAACGTCTCGGACGTGTTGGTGTTCATGTCAGGGATAGGACGATCTGCGTAATGGTATTCGTTGGGCCTGCGCTCCGAAATCATGGCTCCTGGCCCCCAACGTCCTGGTGGGCGTCCTTGTGGGTAGCAAATGGGCGGAAGGATGCCTAGAGAGGCCGCGTCGATGCGACTATCTTTGTGCGCCTTGATTTGGTCCTGCCAAGGCTTGCCTGGTTCTGGTACGCCGCGTGAATCGTGCAATTTGCGGCTCAGATACTCGCGACGATACAGAACAAACGGATACTCGCCGTGGGCGTAACCGAGCAGACCTGTTTTGGCGTAGCCGTCATGGTTCTGATCGGCAGGCAGCATCGGGTTAAAGATGGTGCAGTAAATCCCTGGCGTTCCATCTTCGTCTGACAAGCGTTGGTAGGCGTAAACAACGCCAATGCGGTCAGTGAACCGCTGTTGCGTGTAAACGAAGGAACGACTGATAGGTTGAAGGTACTCGCTGGGGCTGATCGTAATCAGTTGTCCGCGTACCTTCTGAATGGCAGCTTCTACCCAATTCTCGTCCCAGCCATCGGTCTGTACCAAGGCACGCAATTGCTCCGCGGTAAAATACTCCACGCGGTAAATCCCTGGCGTGTGCTCAAGGTCGGTAGAAAAGGATGGGATAAAGACGTGCTCATCCAGATTGAAAGCGCGGATGATGGGGTAGGACCGCTCAGGACCGTCCATTGGCACGGTGGTTTCACCTGTGTCGCGCAATTCTTTGAGCATCTTGCCCGCTTTGCCTTTGGAACAGTCGTACTGCTTGACAAAGATTTCCTTCAGGTCGTCGGCTGCGCTCTTGTCTTCCAAGAGGGCCATAATGTCGATGGCGGGGAACTGCTCTTGCAAATCCTGCAAGCGGACGCTGACCATAACCTTCTCTTTGCGCTTCTCCCAGAACTGACCCATGACGGCAATACCTTTTTCGTCCATGAAGTTAGCGCACATCTCAATCTCGCGCTCAATTTCAGGGATCTGCGTCTGGATCATCCAACGCATAAAGTTGCTGACAAGCTGACTGCGGGAACCGTCCTCAGAGCCTACGGGCACAGCGGTGAGGTTGGAGCGTTTGAACGCCATTCCCTTCATCGCAACCTTCTTGTTGATGATATTATCAACGAGGAAGCAGCGCAAATCGCTAGCACCATCCCACGGGGTAGGACTTACTTTGCTACCTTCGCGGGAATGCTTTTTACCATCGGCAGACTGACCGTTCCAAATAGCGTAACGTGTCTCGTAGTTCAGGCGGCATTGATCGATGAATGGCTGATTGTCGCGCACGCAATCTTCAAAGGCTTTCTTCAGCAGGTTGAAGTTTGGACCTTCGTTTTCAGACGGGGCCAACTGAAGGCCAGGGTCTGAAGTCATAGATTTGGCATTGCCGTCAATAGAACTCATAGGCTTATGTCACGACTATTGTAGATTTTTAATAAATCAAGCAATCAATAACTCCAAGTCCTATCATCAATCTGCTTATTGGCGTGCGGATCGACGAAGGAGCATTGAGAAACCAGCAGATACCGTAGGCAGTCAATAGGATCCTTGCTGGCTTCATCTTTACCACCCTTGGCTGTATATTCCTGCAAGGAGTAGATGAGATTCTGGCAGCGTTCGCTGATGTAAATCTTTGGCGCGTTGAGTGATGAGATGGGCTTGCTTTCGTCGTAGGAAAACAAGCCATTGATAAGCTGGATGCCGTTCTCAATTTCTACGCCAGGGGCGGGCAGAAAAATCATACCGGCATCGTCAAGCTCGCTGATGATTGTGGTAGCTCCATCGGCGGATTGTTTCTCGGCAGCACCTAGGCGTGGGTCGATAAACCGCTCGAAGATAGTTTCCCCTTCCTCGCAATGTTTCATCAATTCGACATAATCGTTGATGCCTCTTTTGGAACCTTTCTGGGCTGGGCCTGCTTTGCCCTCGGGTCCAGTTCCAGGCAATGCCCAGTCGTCGTAGTCAGGCCACTCGCGGTAAACCCACCACGTCCCTGCGGCATCAATTGCTGCCCAGATCATAAACCAATTCTTGGAGCCAGCGGGATCCAGCACCATGTAACGGGTGACATTGTAATCCACGTTGTTAGTCCACGGCAGTTTTTCGTGGGGGATGACGTTGACCTCTTTGTTAAAGCCAGGGAACACGCTGGTCATGCTCTTGGTCGGCACGCCATAGGCACGGGCAAACACTTCATCTTTGGAGCGACCTAGCAGTTTGTTTCTAAAATCTGAGGTATCGATGAAACTATTATCTTCTGTCCAAAAGTAATAGATGATGGTTCCAGGGCGTGACAACGATTCTTGAACCACGGGAAGCTCGCGACCTACCAGCGGAGCAAAACGTTTCTCTAACGTGCGAGTCTTGCCAAGGATGTCCTGCACCAAGGGTGTCCAGCCCGTGAGGGTGGTAAACGTCAGGAGAATGCGCCCGTGGTAGTCGGTAGTGCGGTATTGCAACGTCTCAAACATCTTCTGCGGGCATTCCTCGTCGCACCAAATCAGATGCGCCTTAAAACCTTCAGCTACTTGGGCATCAGCTTGGTAGCTTCGGTAGTTGCTAAACTTGATGCTGCCCCCGCGGCGAAATCCATTAACGGGTGGGAGGATGCAGATATTGTCAGTAAAGCCGTTCTTCTGCGAGTACTGGACGCTGTGGTTGAGTCCTTTCTTGGTCGGTAAGTTGCGGATGCCATCGGGCAGAGCATCCCAGATCATGCGTTGCTGATCTTCGATGGATCGGTCCTCGTTGACGTGGTAGGCCCGAACCTCTGCACCAGGGATTGTACCTGCCGCCCAGACGCACAGACGGGAGGCAATCATTGATTTTGAACTACGGTTGCCACCTAGGATGACGTGGTTGGTGTATTTGTCCCAGTTCTTCATCATGGTCTGCCATGACGGGAGAATCCAACCTGCACCTACCGGATTCATCAAAGCGTCGTGATTGCGTTGTTCACGGAACGTCAAGTACTCGGC